CTGCTACGTCTGTTCCCGGTGCCCATTTTGCACCGTCCCATTTTAGCACTTGCCCCGAACTCGGCGGGTTGGTTGCAGTGTCTACGTCTGACAGAAAATCTATAGAAAAAGACTGTAAATTAACTGTCACAGTGTCAGAGTCTGTTACAACTTCGGTTGCAATGTTTGTGCCACCTGCGATTGAAAGATCAGTTGTTGGTTCTGCTGTGTAAGTGCCATCATCTGAAATTACAGTAGAGAATGCAGTGGCAGATCCACCCGAAGGGTCTACAAAAGAGAATGTACCAGCACCGTCGGTACTTAACACCTGACCGTTTTCGCCGTCTGTAATGCCAAATTCTGTGATACTTACAGGAGTGTTATTTAGATCTGCGTAAGAGTTAGAGTATGCTGCAGCGCCGAGTGGCGAAACATAGCCTGCAGATTCAACATCTGAATGTGCAATGTCAGTGATTAATTTACGCCATTCACCGGCGTGAGCATAGTACAGAGCACCTGTTTCATGTACGTGCATGGTCATGCCATGATAAACACCTGCGTCATAGTTGGCAAGATCTGCTTCCAACTGTATTGCATTAGCGTATTTTATTATGTTGTTGCCAAAGTCCCACGTACCTTCTACCCACTGTAGTTCATCTTCAGTGTCCGCTTCATAAGGAATGCTCTGTGCCTCAGCGAGATTTGCAACTGGAATCCATTCGCCTGCATGAGCAAAATACAGTCTGCCTTCAGAGTGAACATGCGCAATCATGCCATGATAGGTAATTGGGTCGACTTCAGTTTCTAGATCACTTAGTGTATCCCAGTGAAAACGTATGCGATTTTTTTTGCTTTGTAAATCTAGTTGTGCAGCACTGTTGATATTTTGAAAATCTGCTCTTGCAACCTCAGTGCCGCCTACGGTGTTTCCATTGTAAACTCGCAAACTGCCGGTGTTTTTGTTTGTGTAGATTTGTCCGCTGGAACCTGTGATTCTGTCTAGAAAATTGTCTTCTCTGGGTATGATTCGGATCCTGTCAAATAGTTCGCTCATTGTGTGTTTCCAGTTATACAGTATTTATTTGGTTAGAGAATATAATTACTAGCATGACACAGACATGCGCAGGCGCACTGTTTTTTGCTGCAGACACAGGTAGATTTTTGTTTCTGCATCGCACTCAAAGCAAACACAGTCGAGTATGGGGATTAGCAGGTGGAACAGCAGAATTAGGAGAAACTGCTTGGCAGGCTTGCGAGAGAGAGATTTCAGAAGAGATTGGCGCGCAAACTATCTCAAAAACCATACCTTTAGAACGTTTTCGTAGTAGAGACGGTGAATTTGAATATCACACATATGTCTGTGTAGTGGAAGCGGAATTTAAGCCTACATTAAACCATGAACACGATGGTTATGCCTGGGTAGGTTTTAATGCGTGGCCTAGACCTTTACACTATGGTGTAAAAAAAACATTGCATGGAAAAATTAATCTAGCAAAAATAAAGACTTGTATACAGCTTTTTTAATGTTTGTAAAATGTAGTGTAACAATATCTTCCTTTTTGAGAGATACCATTATCTCGAAAATTATTGTCCATAGATACTTTACTTACTTCGTGAAAATATATCGAAGGAAAGATAATAAATCTATTATTTTTAAAACTAACAGTTTGATCCATGTCCTTAAAATAGATATCTCCGCCTTTAAATTGTTTAGGAGATTTATTAAACCAAAATAATGTAGTCAAACAACACACATCGTGATGACTATGATAATAATTTTCGTGTTCGTAATAACTTAGCAATATGCTTTTATAATTACAATCACGCAATAATCTAAAATATAAATTGGCTTCAATGAGATCTTCTACAAAATCGTCAGTGAGCGGTTTTTCATGATACTGTGCAAAATTAGAATAGATAGGATCAGTAAAGCACTTTGATAAAGCAACTCCCCAGTTTTGTTTTTTTAAACTTTTGTCAGTTGTTTGAGCTGATCCTGTAAATTCTGCTGACATCATCTTTCTTTGCACAGACAAAAAGTCTAATTCCTTCCAAACTTCTTCGATTTCTCTGTTTGTAAGAACATCATCTACAATGCCGATTGTGCAATTGTTTTTTGTAATAATATCAAATTTCAAAGTCGCATCTCCGTAAGGTTATAAAAGTTTCCAAAATATTCTGCTGGAATAACATTAAATGCTAGGCTATACCTGTTAGATGTATTATCTGTGTAATATACAGAATGTTCGAGATAGCTAGGAAAAAGCACAAGATCATTATTAACTACATTTATATGATTAGAATTTTGCACGAAAGTATTTTGTTGGGAGTGCGATTCGTCTATAGGAGGAGCTAATTCAAAATTATTTCCTTTACTCGTTGGTTTATATACTGTCAAAAAACTCCCGTCGGGTACATCTAAATAAAATACGCCGCTTATAACAGAATTAGGATGCATATGTTTTCTATGATATCCACCCGGCGGATGCATCATAATCCAACTCTGCGTAAACTTGAGATTTCCTGTAATTGAAAGACATTTTTTACCAAAATTATACACTTCCTGTAGTATCAGTGTTTTTAATAAGGACAATTCTATATTCTCTAAAATATATTTGTCTTCGGTACAAAAATCATACCCGTCTCCAAAATTATGATATAAAAGCTTATCAACTTCTATTGAAGATAGATTTATGTTTGCTAAGTTTTTTTTAAAGAAAGGAATAGGAAACAACGAATAGATATCAGACACACATTACCTCAATTATATTTTAATCAAAAGTATGTATCTATTTCAAAATATATAAAGTTAAATTTTGATGCAATATAACAAAGCAACATTGGTTGGTCGTGTTTCAGATCCACTAGAAGCGCTTGGGTTGCCAGTGGTAAACCCGTGATTGTGTTCAGACAAGGTAGTATCTACTGGATATCTTCCAGGACCTCTAGTGCCGGCATCTGCTGGCGGACGTTGTCTATTTGTGCCTGAGCTGACTCCGCCGGTAAAGTTTTGGTCGTCATCGTTTCCTAATCGTGTGCTGTGTATATGTGCGCCGTCTGTGTTTGTAGTACCACTGTGTGTGTGATTTACAATTAGATCTGACTGCGAACTACCAAAAGATCTACCTGAATCAATTCCTCTGCCGTCGTCCCACCCACGAATAAATTCCCCTCTTAGATCAGGAACATTAAATGTTGTAGATCCGTCACCTGATCCGAACGTATTGCCAATTGCTGCGAATAAATCAGCATATGTAGTTCTACTTACTGCGGCGCCGTTGCAAGCAAGCCAACCCACAGGTGCGGTATTAACTGCAAAAGGAAGCACAGTTCCGGTAATAGCCGCACCTTCGCCAGTCCACTTTCCTGTAGCTTCTATATCACCTGTTACATCTGTATCTTTTAAATCTGCCATATCTTATTCTTTTGGATAGCGTTTTTTTACTGCTAAACACTTTTGTATGTATTCTTCTATTAGTCTTTTATCCTTTTTGACCACAGCATCGAGGTATTCTGTTATAGGCGGATATGCTGCATTACGTTTATCCTTCCATGTTATAGGAGCAGGCTCTGGAGGAAGTGGGTCTGGTTCTGGTTCTGGTTCTGGTTCTGGTTCAACAATAATTTTTTCTATTTTCCACTCAGTGTCATACCAAACTGCTTTATACCCCTCGCCTACAGTAGGCGGTTCAATTTCTGTGCAATTTGCAGGGAAAATTTCCTGTCCTGGAGAATATTTAATATCCTGAGTAGTATATCCGAATCCTACATATTCTTTTGTTTTCGGATGATAGGTGTAGTATATTTTAGCCATTATTAATACCCTTTATATTTTAATGCAATATAACAAAGCAACATTAGTTGGTCGTGTTTCAGATCCACTAGAGACGTTCGGATTATTAGTAGTGAACGCATGGTTATGCGCAGAGTTGTTAGAATCAATAGGATATTGGCCAGGGCCGGCGGGACCGTCGCTAGGTGGCGTTTGGCCAGATCCACTGGTGAAGTTCAAATCATCTATCCTTCCTAAATCTGTTAGATGACTGTGTGCGCCGTCTGTGTTTGTAGTACCGCTGTGTGTGTGGTTGATGATTTGATCCGACTGCGAACTACCAAAAGATCTACCCGAGTCGACGCCTCTATTAGCATCCCATCCTCTTAGAAATTCTCCTCTTAGATCAGGAACATTAAAAGTTGTAGAACCGTCACCTGATCCGAACGTATTGCCAATTGCTTCAAATAGATCAGCATAAGTAGTTCTACTTACTGCAGCACCATTACAGGAAAGCCAGCCTACGGGTGGTGTATTTACTGCAAAGGCTATTACACTCCCTGACGTAAATGCTCCGTCAGCGATAATTGTATCAGCTGTTGCATCTCCGTTAACTATACTTGTCTTTAATTCCGCCATGTTTCTCTTTCTTGTAGAAGATTAATTTTTTCATTAAGCACTTTTATACATTCAATTAAGTATACTGATAGTTTAGTGTATTTGATACCAAATGGATTGCCGTCTATGTCTGTAGAGACAATGTCTGGAATTATGTCATACACATCTTCGGCTATTAGACCAGGCTCATTAAAAGAAGAACCATCTTTTCGATCATACATTTTAGGTTGTAATTTTAGTATTTTGTCTACTGGATTATCAAGTTGTGTAAAGTTTTCTTTGAGAGATATACTTGAACTTTCTACAAAATTTGTTACAGTCAAAGTACCCGTGCTTGGCTGAAAACTTAATTTTGCATCAGAGACGGACAAACTGTTAAGTCCTCCAGATGTTAACTTTGTCATTGTAGGATAATAAGTTTCTGTATCGGCAACTTGATTATTTACTTCAACTGCTACGTCTACGAAACTTAAATTACCTGCGCCGTCTGTAGATAAAACCGTGCCGTCTGAGCCATCAGTGCTAGGCAGTGTAATCTCAAAGTCTGAGCTCATTGCGCTAGGAGCAACAAGGTTTACACTGTTTGAAGAACTGCCTGACATAATTTCAAGACTGTTTCCACTGGAAATTCTTACGTCGGCATCTGCAACTACTTTGCCCGAACCAGACGGTTCTAATCTTATATCTGTATTTGTTTCTAGAGTAGAAAGTACGTTGTCAATACTAAAGTATTTTCCTAATACTGATCTACCTTGGACACCTGTTGATATTCTTCGCATTAGTAATCCTTATGCTGTTGAAGTTTCTATGCCGTACACAACAACATTTACGTCAGTTGAGTTTGAATAAGCAACTACTCTTTTGCCGGCGTCTATGACAACCCCCGAGCGCTCGATAACACCGTTGCCTAGCAGTTCCGAATCAAATTCTATCCATTCTGCATTTGTAGGTGTATCTGCTGCTGCCACTGCGAGTCTTATATCTCTAGCCTGTCCGTTTCTATTAGTTACATTAATAGAAACTACACTAAATGTTTCATTGGGAACTGTATATACCACTGTGTTTGTAGTAACTGGTAGATCTTCTGTTCCTAGTATTCCTGTTGCCATTTTTTTCTCCGTTTATCTTAAAAAGTACTGATATGCCAGTGGTATTCCTAATACACTACCTTGATAAACAATATTTGCTCTTATATTTATCGGATCGCCACTGATTGCTGTAATCTGACTGCCACCTATAAAGATGTCTCCTGCTGTCACACTATTTACATTTAGGCTAGCGCCGCCTCCGCCAATCTGTGCTTCAATAAATGATTTGACTGCTCTCTGTGTAGGAACAACGTTATCAGAGTTAGCAGTAAAGAATGGATCAGTTGAGAACTCCTGTATAGAAGCCGAGTTGCCGCCGAGTGTTACTTCGCCTAGTGTTAACTCCTGCAAACCAGCAAGGTTAAATGCGTCTGCAGAAATACTAGCAACACCTGTGCTCTGCTCTACTGAGAACAAATCACCTACTCTAAAGTTACCATCTTGGTCTGTAGAAGTAAAGAATACTCTTCCTCCGTCTGAGTCTACAGTTTCGTTATCCTGATTCGGGAGCGTATTAGGATCATTTGGATAATTTGTATTATTGAAGTTCCCTGTTCCGATGTCAAGGAAGTCGTGGCCTGTAAGGCGAACCTGTGAATATCTAATCCTTATAGAGACGCCGTCTTCGTCTGGCGGTGCATCATTAATTGACAGTGCAGGTGATATTCTTAAAAATGCAGTGTAAGAGCCGTCGTTGTCTCCTACAAAGGATAGCACAGTTACTAATTTAAAAAACTGTCCAGGTAGACTATCAAATACTACATTAGAGCCATCTGCCGGTCGTTGTGTAATTCTTTTTACAGCTATTGTGTCAACCGGCTGGAATATGTTTGCTTCACCGTTTGATTCTTCAGAATTAATTTCTGCTGTTGCTTCTGAATAACCTATACCTCTAGAAATGTAAGTAGGATTAGCTAGCGATCCTTTGCCTAGTCTAGGATTGAGCAGTACGTCCTCTACGTTATTTGGGTCAGTCACTGTTACTGTAGGAGCAGAGTCATAACCAGAACCTGGTTCTAGTAAACGTATTTCAAATATCTGTTCATTAGAAACACTTGGTCTGCCTCTTGCTCTTGCTCCTGCTCTAAAATCTATACCTGCTGTAGTAGTACCGTCTGATATAGCAATAAATCGACCTGTTCTTGCAGGATTGCCAAACTCTATTGCTTGATAGTCTGTAGGCAATCCTGTTTCACTTTGCCAATTAATACCATCTTCTGAGTATTGTATTGCTGTTGTAGCAGTCGTTACTGCAAAAACGCCTTGGCCGTATGCAATTTGTCTGCCTGAAGTTTCTTCAGTTGCAACTGCATCGCTCCATGCTTTTCCGTCCAACGAGTAAGATATTTCTCCGTCGCTTGCTAGAGCAACAAATCTACCGTTGCCCCACGCAAGGTCAACCCAGGTTTTATTTGGTAGGTTTGTGCCGCTTGTCCAGGTTACGCCGTCTTCTGAATACTGAGTGTTTGTAGAGCCAGACGCAATTGCAACGAATAGGCCTTTACCGTAAGTTAAGACATCGTAACCAGTTGTGTTTAAAGCACCACTTGTTACAGTCCAGTTTACACCGCCGTCGATTGTAAATGCAACGTCAGTAGAGTTGTCCGAAGTAACAACAAATCTATTGTTGTCAACACCGACATTACCAAATGCAATCTGCTTCGAACCAGTAGCGGGCAATCCTGTAGAATTTGAACTCCATGTTTCGGCACCGTCTGTAGAATATACTGCATTGCCTATTGTTGAAACTGCTATAACTACATCTTGTTTAAACAGCGACGAGCCGTCATCTAGCAATCCAGAAGCAATATCTGTCCAATCTTCTGATGTAGGCAATGTAGTATTACTCCAAGAAGTGCCGTTTATGGATGTATACGCTGTTTGACTTGAGGCAGGAAGTGCTAAAAATACACCTTTTTGTGCAACACCTGAGGTTTCAAACTCAAGTATTGCGCCTGCGCTATCTAAACTTAAAATAAGAATTGTAATGTCATTCAGGGGCGATGCACCGTCTAAATCTGTACCGGCAAGAACAAGTTCGTCTAATCGTTCGTAGCCTGAGCCTGATGCATTAATAGCCACATAATATTTAGAGCCTATTCTAGTTACATCAAATGTAGCTCCGGTGCCTGTTCCGCCTGTAGGTGTAACTGCTGTGTACACCTCTGCTGTTTGTAGATATTCTATAGCAACATAATCATCACTAGTAACTGTAATTGCGGAACTGGTTACAGGAGGAGCAGTAAATTCTATTCGAGGTTCGATCCTGTAAACAGATGTAGAATTAGGAGCAACAATTTGGGTGCCTGCTACAACGTGTTCCCAGCCCGGAGTACCGTCTTCTTTTACAATGGTAGCTTCTTTTGTGCCTGCAGCGTAAGTGTCAATCACACCGTACTGTCCTCGTCCTGCGCCGCCTACAATATATAATTTCATACCAGGATAGGCTGTACTTGCTCTACCGTCTGTTGCAGCAAGAAAAATGCCCGTTAGCGAACCATTCTGCGCAGTATTTGATACTACAACGTAATCGCTGCCGCCTGCTTCGCCGTCGTTTACTTCGTCTATACGCACTTCAATAACACCGTCGTCCCTAAATTCGTCTGCGACTACTTCTTCATTTGCTCCTGCTCCGAAGAAATCTATCTGTGCTTCTGTGTAATTGTTGCCAGCGTGACCGAACTCAACTGTAAGTATTTCATTGCCATCGGTGTATACATTTGTTATAGTAGCATCAAACTGTGTTCTATTATCTACCACAGCAGTTACAGGTGTTTCTTCTGGATCAACACCTTCTGCTACAGAACCAAATGTGCCGTACGAGTTGTTGCCGTTTGTAGCACGAATTCTGCCACCGTTTTCTGCTAGGTAACCTACATGTGCATAGTAAGAAAACACTGAAACAAGTTCCGCTCTGCCATTGTTAGTGATCCATGCACCGATGCCGTCTGATATTACCTGTGTAAAGTCGTTAGAAACAATTGAGTCGTTGCCGCTGGCATGAAGTTCGCCATCAATTTTTTGACCTATGCAAGCAAAACCAAACGTGGTTATATTTTGCACATACGGCGAACGTGCTGTAATCCATACTCTCTCATCTGCTGGTCCCCAGCCTGGATCAAGTGATGCATAAGCACCTGCTGTTGGTCTACGTGTGCCAAATTCGTTTTCTGCTTCTAGATCACCTTCTAGTCCTGCAACTGTGTGTAATCTCAAACCTGTTGCATTTCTAAGATAATACATGTCCTCTTCTTGAGAACCTAGTATACTGTTTTCATAATAACGTGCTGCATATCTATGTTTGTAACTTGCAGGTTTATATAAAGTAAAGTCGCTTACTCCACTATTACCTGTGTAAGAACGCTTAGGATTAGCAGGCCAAATTAGATCCCACTGTACAGATTCGACATATTCTTTTATGTCTCTTGCACAGAGGTCTTTGTTGTAGGCATATGCTTTCTCAACAGTAAATGAACCATCCCAAGCTTCTGTAAGGTCAAGTTCCTCGCCACCTATTTCAGTTGTAAGTTTAAATTCTGTTGCACTAACAATATCATAAACATAATAGGTTATGTTTTCAATTAGGCCAGTGACAACTACATCTGTTGAATCATCTGTGAACGCAATTGGCATATAAAGATCTAACCATTCGGTAGAAGTAATAGTAAGTGTATTTGCAGTTGTATCTATTGCAGTAACAAGATCTTTATAGTATTCATCTATCCAGGCCATTGCTTCTTGTGCAATAAATTCTTTGTTTAATTCTAGCTGTCTAACAGCATTGTAAATTTCTTGATCTTCTGTTTGATCAGTGTTTCCTTCACTAGACCCGCCGAAGACTATGTCATCAAAGAATTCGAAACTGTTGGAGATACTAGTTCTTGCAAAATTATAGGTCCCGCCTGCGGGCACTTCGTTAAGGATTCTCTGACGCAGAAATTCAAAATTTGCAATTCTTGCTGTTTTTTCTTGATTTACTGCGTTTGACTTCTGAGGATACAAATAGTCATATGCAGCAACTACAGAGGCAAAATTAGTATCCAATCCTAGATCGTAGTTTACAGCATCTAGAATTATATCAGCATCATCGTTCCACTCTGTTTGTGAGTAACTTAAACTAGGAAAGTTTGCATCGACAAAAGTAATAGAATCTGTTTTAATTGTGCTTGCAGCACTCTGAATTGCGTTTATTGTAGTAGTTGCGTCTGTATTAGACACAGTCGGATAGGTGGTGCTTTCTGTGCCTTCGCCATTGTTTATGATTGCAATAATATCTGTATAAAGACTATCAATCCTATTTGTTGATGTAGAAGTCCCGCCTACTCCTTCAATCTGCTCAACTTCAGTTTGGAAAGGTGATACAACTGTCGTACTGGTTGCAATGTCCTTTGTTAGATCGTTTAAATAATTTAGTAAAGATACCGTAAGCGATTTTTGACCTGTATCACCTAGGTCTAGAACACCTTTTGTATAATAGCCATCGCCCGCTCTTACACTTTGATAATTGCCGCCGTAGGTTAGATCGTATGATATCGCATCTATGATAGTACCTACACTTTGTCTGCACTTGGTCTTGGAATATCTAAAACTAGATTCAGAATCTTGGATAAAAGCAATTGCTTCTGCTTTTATAAATTCAATATTTTCTCTTATTAGGTCTCTTGATTTGCCAAGTTCAGGTGTTGAAAGATTATAAGCAGGTTCTAACACTGCTTCTTCTTTCACACCTAATTCTTCGTCAATCTGGCGTCTAATAGAACGAGTAAGTTGCTCTACCTGAGGAGCAACCACGGCAGTTTCTGCAAAGGGCCAATCCTGCGACTGCAGTTCGGTATTACCTGTTGTAGGGGTAACGGTTGTGCCTTCTACAATATTACCTACAATATTTTCTACTCTTTCTAAGGCTTCATAACTGTATTTGAAATCAGATTTTGGAGTAAGAGTACTATTTGCAGCAGTTCTTGCTTCTACTCTCGTAGAACGCAATTCGTCACCCATGACACAACATAGACGCGGAACGATAATTGGCAGGACTTCATAGTATCTACCTGTAGACACTCGTATTAGAGTATGTCTTTCAATTTCTCTAGGAATATTATCATCATTGCCTGCTGTAATTGCGGCTGTGATTACACCGACGAGACCTTGTATATCGCTGTATACACCTTCTTCGGCATCTAAAGCAGCATTAGTATACTGAGTGACAATTCTAGTAGAATTATCGCCTCTTAGTTCTTGATAGTTTACCTCTGGGTCTTGCTGAAGAAGAACTGCTTCGATAACTTCTAAACTGTAATTGATAGCAGCAATAGTTTCTGCTTCTTGGCCAATTGTGTATGATTTTTCAGCAGAGTTTACAAAATCAAGGGCAAGTTTTCTAGTCCGTACATTGCCTCCGTGTGCAATATCCCAATATATTGCATCTACAATATATCCGATATCTCTTTCATATTTTTCTGTATCATATACAAAACCATTAGAGAAAGGTGCTGTGCCATTTTCTACCTGTTCTTCAACGTATTCACTAGTTTCTCTCTGAATAAATCTTCTATTTAATTCGAGCAATTCTTTTGTATCTGAATTTCTTGCACCTTCTTCGATCTGCTGTGCAGCATAACGAATTGATCTCCAAGGTCTGTCAATCGACTTACCGTAAATAGGTGCAGGATTGTCAACACCGTGTTCTGCCACATAATACACATCATCTTGGAAATCTATAAAAGCCCACTCAGGAATACTATCTGAGTTTACTTGCAGAATTTGACCATCTTGTCCTATAGGCAGTCTTACAGGAGCAGACTCTGCAAAATAAACTAGATCGCCTGTGGTAGTAAGCACACTCTGTTCTGTGCCAATTGCCATTACGCTCCAAAATTCTGAGGAATCTGCTACATCAGGTGAATTAACACCGTCTTCTGCTATGTGATAAGAATTTGCTACAAATGAACTGTCTAGGAATCTTACAACATCACCTTCTAGGTACTCGGCACCGTCGATCCATTCTCCTCTCCAGTCAAATCCAGAATTCAATCTCTGCCAGAATTCCTCGTTCGGCGGCTGTTGATTGGCATGATCTTTAATGGCTCTATATGTGAAGCCACCTAATCTAACAACTTCGCCTACTCTATATTCTATGTTAGAAGAATCTTCGTTCCAGTCGCCTAAGAATCTTAATCCTTCTGAAAACAGTTCCCATTCTGATGTTGCTGTTGAAGGGAATTCTGCCTGGTTTTCCGAAATAGCAACGTACTGATTACCGCCGTAACGAACAACATCACCTTTCTGATATAAAGTAGTAGGTGACCATTCTGATTCGTATTGAAACCCTTCTACAAATCTATCCCAGTTTGCAACATCTGCTTCGAAGGAATTAGAAGAAGTATAACCTTGACTTGCAATATATAATCCGCTACCGAATTTTACTACATCGTTTTTTTTGTATCTAAAATTTGAAGTCCAAGTATTAAGAAATTCAAAGCCTTCATTAAATAACTGCCAGTCAGATTGATTTTCTTCTAGTCCTAATGCATCTGTGGCAGCAGAAACGTGAGGATTTACACAAACATAACTTATTCCGCCGTATTTTACAAAATCGTTAACTTTGTAATCTGTATCAGTAGTCCATGAACCTTGATAGTCTAATCCCTCTGCAAACACTTCCCAGTTTGATTGATCTACTTCTAATCCATCTAGTTCAGTTGCAGCTGACGTGTGAGCATTTATACAGATATATAGTCTCGCGCCGTATTTTACAATATCTGAGTCTATATAGGACTGACT